ATAAAGCGTCTCTCAGCGAGTTTCAGCGGTATCTTGTACGCCGCCCCCATCTGCTCTGAGATTAAAACCGCTATATTTGTCTCTTCGACAGAATTTCTGCCGAACACATGACAGGCTACTTTCTTGCTCACATCAAAGGCAAATGCTCCCGCGTCTGTAATCTCCATCGAGTCCAGCCGCCATAATATGGCAGGTCGCTGGTAAGTGGCGGGTATCTTGCCCCCGTAAACCTCATAGCCTTCTCCTAAAATGCCCTGCGTCCACTCAACGAGCGAATCTATCCAAGGGTCGTTCTCAACCTCTCCCCGCGTTTCTGTTGGCTGAATAGCAAGCGTATAAAAAGAGACGCACCGCGTCAGCGCGTCCCAATCTGGGTCTGATATATCCTCCCCCATGCCGTCAGCTATGCAGGTCAAGGCTTCGCCGCTTTCGTCGTCGGTCAGAAAACGCATATGTAAGGCTTCGTTGACCGCTTTTGCGAGGCCGTCAACCGCTGACAGGCTTTCCCGGTCTACATAAGGCCAAACCTCTATGCGTCCTCTGAATCCTGCCCATTCGGTGTTATCGCTTTCGGCTGTCTCCCGGACAACTAAGTACGGCTTTTCCGTGTCCGCGTCTGCTACCCAAGGCTCATAAACGCGGCCTTCAACCTCCGGGACGCCTTCTATAAGGGCTTGCCTTATAATTTCTCGCAAAATATCAACCTCCCCACAATTCTTCAACGGCTTTTTTCAGCTTCGCTGCTCCTTCTTCTGCAGCTGGGACAATAGCCGCGTGAGGCTCCGTTCCGGGGTGATGAACAAGTTTCACCGGGTGGTTCGCGCCGTTCCAAAATAACGCCTTTTTCTTTTTGGGCTTGATAATGTGAGGGGGTGTCCCCTTCTCCAAATACTGCCCGTATCTTACGCCGTGCGCAATCGTCATGGTGATAGCGTTCCCGTGTGCGGTGCTCCTGCCGTTGATGGTTTGCCGTGCGTGTGAGGTACGGTCTTTCCAAGGAGCTAGGTCTTTGGCTCGTACTTCCATGAATCCGGCTACGTCATCACAAATTATCATAGCCATTGCCCTTGCTTGCTGAATTTCGTCCCTTACGCCGTCGCAAAACATCTCAACTCACCACCTTCAAAGTCCCATCTATGCTTGTCCTCTGTCCTTGCCAATAGCGCGGTATGGCCATAGTTACCCTGAACCGAATCCCGTCTATGGTAAATTCGTCGATAACGTTCGCCCCGGCTCTAATATCGGCCTCGGAATCTGCCAAAAAAGCCCATGTATCATCGTCGTGTTTTGTCCCTGCCGTGCCAGATACAACTTTGACGGCCATCTGTTTGCCGCCCTGCGTGAATATCCGCACCCGGAATGGACCGACCGTAGACTTAACCTTTTTGCGCCCTCCCCCGGCGGGGATATATTCTTCGCGCTCTATGGTTATTTCTGTGGGGTTTTCGGCAATGGTGAAGGCAACATCTTTTTTTCTTTGCTCAACAAAGTTCATATCACTTTCGGCCTCCGCAATGATATAACCCGCCCGCTTTCGAACGGGTCAGCCTTCGCCGCCATATCATCGTACATTTTCGCCATTTCGAGGCAATACTCTGCGTAGTCGCTCCCTGTGGTGCGCTCGTAGCTTTCCTGCCCTATGGTGTACTTTTTCAGCTCCCCGGCTTGCTGGGAGGCCGTGGCGGCTTTCAACCGCCAGCCCTGCGCCGCCGCCGCGTAGATGTTTGTCGAGTCCGTGAGTAGATCCACTATATCTTGCTCGCTAAATCCCGTATCGGCGGGAGTGCCGCTGTCTGGGATAACCTCGTTCAAATACCTGCGCACCTTTCGGACGGCTTCGTCCGTGATAATCATGCGGCCTTGCCTCCTTCCATCATCAGCCCGTGATGGTCAGCTCCTGTACGTTTTCGTCAATAGCTGCGAATACGCCGCGATACGCATAGCCGACAATCTGCTGTTCGACAAGGCGGGTAAGGTCGCCGCCGTTGGCTTCAATGCGCAAATCCTGCTTCAAAAGCTCCTTAAAGCCGCGTTTCGGACGGATAAGGTATGCTTTGTTGACAGGTACGCCGCCGTAGGTCGTTACCTTCTTGCCGACGTTCTGCTTCCAACCATCGTAGTAGATGATGGTCGTAATGCCGGAAATCGGCGGCAGGGTCGTTCCATTGAACGTATAGCCGCCTCGCAATGCCTGTTCAATGTCAATCTGATTAGCGCGGCTCGCGAGCAGAACGGTCGCGGGGCGTTTCTTGATGATGGTCTGCTTCAAGCCTTCCTTGATGGTGTTGTACAGGCCAACAAAAGGTGCGCCGTCGTTCGCCGTGCCTTTGTACGCGGTCTTGTTGTTGGTGCCATAGGTAGCTTCGAGAATCGGCGCAAAATGCAGATGGTTCAACAACGCGTTATAGGCTTCGCCCATAGCTTTGTTCAGCATTTCGACCTGGAAAGACTGATTAAAGTCTTTAATCTGCTTCGTAAACTCGAAACCTGCCGTGTAGGTGTTAATGCGAGCCGTAGGACCGTTCTCTGCTTCGATAGTGCCGAACTTTACTTCGTCGCCTTCAAAACTCTGGGAGAACACGCACGCGCCGCGCATAGCCCACTTAGCGTCCAATACTTCCGGCAGGTTGCTGTCGGAAATCGTGTCGTAAATGGGGTGATAAAGGGGCTGCACTTCCTCGCGGCCAATCTCAACATCAAGAACAACTTTACGCAGAAGTTCTTTGGACACGTTGGAGCCGCCGTAGGAAATCATTTCGCCGATAGGCTTGTTGAAGCGCATAACTTCCATTTCGCCGTTGACGATTTTCTTTTCGGCAAACTCCTGCTGACCGTTCAGCAAAAAGGGAATCTTTTTCGTACCCGTGTATTTTCTACGGGCTTCGCTCATCGTCTCCTGAGATACAATATTCATCGTTTGAATCCTCCTTCTTAACCTTCGCTGCTGGGTACTTCAGTAACCTGCGGATAGCGGATAAACTGAATCGTATTTGCGCCGTCTTTCGGTGCAGAAACCTTGCCAACAAGCAAAAGCCCTGCTGCAGCTTCGTCCGTGAATTTCTTCGTAGACTTGTTGTAGTACAGCTCTGCGCCCATTGCGAAAGTCTTGCTCACTAAAATCTGGTCAGTGATATACTCGCAAGGTTCAAGCTGTAAGGCTACCTTCGTCCCGGCGGTGTTGTCCTCTGCCTTGACCGTTTTCAATACTGCGCCAAAAAAGCCGTCGATAACGTAGAAATTCCCTGCTTCTACGCCCGTTTCGGCGGGTACAGTAACCTGTACGCTTTTGCCGTCGCTCACTTTCAACTGAGAAATATGGGTGACTGTGGTTGCTACTGGCTGTCCATTAAACGACATTGTTCTTTCTCTCCCCTCTTAAAGTGCTACCGTAGCTTTCGTGAAAAAGCCATCGGAGTTATCGTTGCTTTCCGTGCCGCCCTGCGGAGGTACGGTGTCAATATGTGCCTGCGCCAATACGGCTTTTACCGTGTTGTCTGCAAGAACGCTGTCAATCTCCCCGGAAATCTGTTCAGCGGTCGGATTTTCCGGGAGGCGCAACATCTTCTTTACAAGTCCCTGCGCCATTTCGCCGCTGACCTTCTCTTTAATCGTCTTGTCGATAAGTTCGTCAGCGGTCTTTGCTTTCGCTGCGTCTACGAGCTTCGCCGCGTCCTTGACCGCGTTCATAAGTTCGTCCCCGGTCTTACCGCCGAACATTTCGCCGCAAGCCTTTTCAAAGGCGTTGGCCTTGTCCTGCTCCCCGCTGTCGTCCATTTCCCCACAAGCGGCTTTCATATCCGCGAGGGTGATTTTCCCTGCGTCCAGCAGGTCTTTAATCTCTTTTTTCATTCCTGTTTCTGCTCCTTTCTGCTCTCCTGCTACAATGGGTTCCCATACCCGCTTTTCCCTAACCTCGGACGGCTCTCCCAAAAGGTAGTTGCCGCTGTCCGGGTCTTTGGAATAAGCAATTTTGTATGACTTCGTTTTGTTGCCGTCCCGGTCGAGACTGGCAATGAAGTACCCGTCGTAAACAGAGTTCACATAAACATAATCGCGCTCACCTGCCCCCAACTTTGTGTAGGCCGCGCCGCGTAATGTCTCCCTAAGTTCTTCATGGCTCGTGTCTGCCGCCGTGGAAATACTGTCCATTTCGCCAGATATAGCCGCTACACTCGTAGGCATTCCTGCCCGGTTCAGCGGTGTCCAGTCGATTGAAAGTCCACGGTAGTCTGTAACATCGGTTTCCCCCGTGACAGCGTTCTGCTCCAACTGAGGATAGCCATAAATAGAAACCTGCGAAACTGCTTTCCCGCGCACCCAACGTTTCAAATCCGGGGCTGACTTGTCAATAAGGCCGCGAAAATACGCAACGCCCTTGTCCATCTTCGCCCCTATCCAATGTGTGACAGGCTGCGGAAATTCTGTTGCGACATTTTCGGCTTTTTGGTGTCCCAAGAAACCGGGCAAACCAACGCTATTGACTTCGCCTACAATGCTGTTCAGCGCGTTCGCGGTGTAATTCCACCCGCGTGTGCTCTTTCCGGCCGGTACGGCCATAACAACTTCGAGCGGGTCGTCGTCGCCCTTCTTCAATGCCTCAACATCTGCCCAACCTGCTACGGGAATATCGTCCACCGACATCTCCCCGGAAATCTTCGCCGTGAGTGCAATAAATCTGCTTCGTGCCATTGCTTTTCACCTCCTTTCGTGGAATTTTGCCCATAATAAAGGCACTCACCGTTTTGGCAAGTGCCCAATTTAATATATTTTTCATCAGTACAGGTTCGCCCCCTCGTAGGTCGGAATTTCTTCCAGCTCCCCCTCGACCTCAATCTTTTTCAGCTTGTTGTAGAAGTTCGTGGAAAGAGAATTGTAGTAGGCGAGCATTGTTCCCGCCTCTGGGCTGTAACCGTTCGCCATTGTGGGTGCTAGGCGTGTCATTGCGTCAAGGTCGCGCAATAATACCCGGTTTTCCTTGCCGTCGAAAAGAACCTTAGTAGATCCATCGTCGTTCGTGACCGTGGTTGTTATCTCCTGCCCCCATAAAGTGCCAACTGCAACAATCTTTGCCATAGCTCCATTCCTCCTAAATCAAGGCCAACAAGCCGAAAATCCATTCTGCCATGTCTTTATCTTTGGCAAGTTCAAGCGGGTCTGTGTAGGCCAGCTCGAACCCCATAGAAACAAGCTCGTAAGCTCTGCCGCCGTAATCCTTCCCCATGTACATACTCAAGAAGTTATCCCGGCGGGCTTTTTCGCTCTTTCCGTAGCCGCTTCCTAGCCACTCTAAATCTTCGCCCTTTGTCCTGCGCTCATAAAAAGCCTTTTCAGCTTGCAGAATATCGGGGATTGAGTGCTCTATGCGGTGTCCTATCTCATGTATGGCGGTCTTAAGGCTGCGCCCGTTCCCGTTGCCGGAAATCGCTATAATCCCGTCGTAGTCGTTGTAATAGCCGCGTCCTACCTTTCGGACGCTCAACTTCCCCCGCGCAAAGGATTTGTCTGTCCAGTCTTGCGGGTAGAATCTGTACGCCTTCTCTATGACAGGTCGCATTTTGCTATTGCCCTTAAAATGGCTTTTGAGGTCTGCTTCGTCAACTCCAACCGTCCGAACCTTTCCGAGGTGCGTTGAAAGAGTAAGCGCGTTTTCCTCCAAGGTCTTGTTTTGGAGGGTTTGCAGCTTCTTCCTTGCCGCGTCCAAGGCTTCCCCGGCCGCGTGCAAATCGTCCCAACGGCTTTCGATTATAGGTATCTTGTGGTAAGCCTCCCTTGCCTCTGTGAAGGCTTTTTCGGCTTTCTGCAGGGCTTTGCGCCGCTGCTCCCATATGGGGTTTTTCGTCACATCAGCCATTAATTCCTTCCCCGCTGCCTTTATTGCGGTTTCTCTTTCTGCCGCCGTCATGGTGGGGAGAATCTTGTAGCGTTCGCGGAGGTTTCCAAGGGTCTTTTCCTCCTTCTTCGGTGGGGTTATAACCTTCTTTTCCGTCCGTTGAATAACAGGCGTTATGACAGGCTTCCCGCCGTCCTCATAGGGCTTGTAGTGGGTCTTGTACCACTTCTCAATGTCCTTTTGGCTGCTAGGGTCTTGCCTCCACTCCTTCAGCCGTTTCACAAGGCTATCCATGTCCTCTGGCGCGGGTTGAATCGTGCAGAGGCAATTAGGGTGAGCCGGGGAAATAGGACAATCCCCTGCCGCATAAACGCCGTCGCCGTTCTTGCCGCCGTGAGCGTATTGGTCGCATATATCCGTCCGGGGGTGCGTGTTGGATAGTACCCACTTAACATTCTTGATAGCGGGGCTTGCTTTCGCCGCCGCTATCGTCCCTTGACTGTATGCCGCCGTCAGCTCTGTCCTTGCCAAGCGCAAGGCGTTGTAGTCGATATTCGCGGGAATCCGGCTCCCCATTCGACTCATCATATTTGGGAACTTCGCCGCCGTAACTGCTGCGCCTTGATTGACATAAGTCTCCAAGGCTCTCGCAACTTTGACCGCGTCCTCGCCAATACCGACCTGGACAATTGCTTTCATGCTGTCCCGTGCTTCCTCTGAAATCCTCCATATCCGGTCTGAAATCGTCAGCCCGTCCCGGTAAATTCTCGCATGACAGGCCGCGACTGCTCTTTGTCGCTGAAAGTTCATAGCCCTAACCATAGGTGCGACTTCAAGCCCTGCCGCCCGCAAAACATCTAAAGAAACATCTTTCGAGAATGTAATCCCCGCCGCCGCCCCGGTGTTGATGGCGTTCTCAATTTCAAGGCTCAAATCCCTAAACAGAATACTGTCCTTGAAATCCGTATCAATGGCCTCCAATAGGCTTTCTACGCCCCTGTTTGCTTGATAATCTCTAAGCACCCGCCGCAATGCGTTGTTATAAATCTTCGCTACGTGGCGGTCGGAAACGCTCAAGGCTCGCAATAGCTTTTTACGGCTCTGCAATGCCTGTAACTGCCATTTCCCCGCCGTGGCTTTAATCTCTGCCAACTCCCGGCTACTCATTCACTGCCTCCCCGGTTCAGTTCGTCGTCAATCTCCTTTTCCTGCTGCTGCTGAGAAAAGGCTTCTTCTATGGGCTGGTTCAACATCTTGCTTTCTTCTATGCGCTCCTTCTCCCCGGCTTCGCCGTTCTTGCCTTCCCACTCCTTCATGGTGGAGATATAGCCCGCAAGGTAATTGACCGCGCTTTCTGCAGAAATAATGTTGCTCCCCATAGCCATTGTGAGGGCTTGCACAACGTTGTAGAGGGTCTGCGCGTCTGCTTGTTCGTCCTTGTCCATGACCGCCTCCCATGTCACATCTGTGGCAAAAGAGGGAAACCTTGTCCCCGTGGTACTGGACAACATTGCCAACGCCATACGAGCGAATAACTGCCAACTTTCTTCTACCTGCTCCCGCTTGCGGTCAATCCGGCGGCAAAGGATAGGGCTTTGCTCTTTGGTGCTTGCTTGTGAACTTGCGATATGGACGCCAAAAGCAAACTCCGGCACTTCCGAGGTGTCAATAATGCAATAAAAGATAAACTCCAAAAGGGTTGATGTGTCCCCAATTGCGCTATTGCATTCGATGAACTTCGCTTCTTCGTCAGCTTTGATAAGGAAAAGGTCTTTCCCGTTCATGTCGATGGTCGCCTCTCTGCCGTCTGCAATGGCCTTGAGTGCGTCCGGGAAATTGTTCTGCAGAAACTGCTTAACGTCGTTCAGCTTGAAGGCGACTTTCGGTGTGCTGTGCATTTTAGATCCACTGATAGCGTGTATCATAACATCGTGATACGCCTTCAAAAATGGCTCAATGGGTTCAAGCTCGCTGTACCCGTGAAGCTCTGTTTCGTCTGGCTCATTCTTAAAATGGACAATGGGAATAAATCCCCACGGATTAGCCTCCCTCGAACTCTCCACGCCTTCCGGGGCGTTGCCTTCAATCGTGGTTATGACTTCGCTTTTTGTAATCCGCTGCCTGTACTTGTACTCCTGCTGGTCGCCGTTGTCGTCTATCCATCTGTTTTTCGTCAAGATGGTTATGGCGGTGTAGTCGTGCGTGACAGGGTCGTACTCAATCCCGCCCGTAGGTATCTGCTCCGGGGGAATAATAACGCACCCTAGCCGCGTCTTTGTGTTGTTTTCCGGGTAAAGGGTCGTATCGGCGGGAAGGTTCACAATCCGTAGGAAACATTCGCCGTCTATAAGGTTTTTCTGATGTACCCGCTGCATAACGCTCGCAAGGTCTTTGCTGAATCCGTCCAAGGCTTCCTGCGCTTTTTCGTCAGCACATACAAAAGACGGCACGCCCATGAATCCTGCCAAGGTGTTGATGATGGGCTTTGCAAATCCCGCGCCGAGCTTGTACTTGTCGTCCCGGTTATAATACAAATCCCGCGCCCGCTTATAATCGACATGGCCTGCAATGCCTAGCGAGTAAGGTGCTGAATACATATTGCGAACATTGAAAAACCAGTTCGCCGTTCTAAGGCGGCTCATTTCGCCCTGCGCCTTGTCTAACCACCGTTGTATAACATTAGCCATATAGCTTTACCCCTCCCAATAACGCCGCTAGTCCGGGGTCTGTATCGCCCCCGTTCGCAAAAGCGAGCACTAAGGCGTCAGCCCGGTCAGGCGACCTGTGAATCCTTTTCTTATAGCTTTTCTTGTCCTCTAAAATAATCTGGTCACGGCTGTTGATTGAATACTTGCGCGTAGATAGCTGCGCCGCGAGTTCATCGTCCTGCGGCAGGGAAATATCCCCGTCCACAAGTCGCTCTTTAAGGCCGCACCACTGCTCTGTTACCCAGTTTGCATAATGCTCCTTGTCGTTCGCCCTGCCGCCGTTGTGGCAAGCAATAACATCAATGTTCAGCCCATCTTCGAGAATAACCTCTCGCAATCGGTCTGTAACGCCGCCGCCCACGCCGTCATCATCGACTCGGATTGTGGCGTGTGGCTTCGCGTAATCCTTCATCGCTCCTTTGGCAATGCTCAACACTTTGCCGCAAGTCGTCATAAGGTCTTGCTTCGTGAAGTGGTGAAGGCCGAGAACCTTGCCGCCTATCCGGGGGACGATAATTGTTTCGTCGTCGCCAAATCGCGCTATATCCGCGCCAATTTCAAGCATTGTTTCCGGGTCTGCTTCCATATCTGCGTCCCTCATCATAGCCGCTTCCACAAGCTCAAGAGGGATAAGGCCGTCCGGCTCTGCTTTCGGAAACTCCCCCAAAACACGCACCCGCACAACATCGGAATCCATGCCGTACTGCTTTATGAGGCGTTGGCTGTATTCGTCAGCTACCCGCGCTGCGTCAAAACAGGAAACCTTCTTTGTCCAGTACAGCTCCCTGTCCTCGAAAAACGACCGCTTGAAAATGCCGCTGTTTTTCGTGGGGTTGCCGCATAAAATCAGCTTCGCGTCCGTGGTGGTCAGCGCGCCTTCGATGGTCTCATAGATACTATCGTCTATGCCGCTGGCCTCGTCACAAATGAATAAAAGGTGTTCTTCGTGGAAACCTGCCATATTTTCCGGCTTGCTCGCTGTCCTCGCGGTTGCAAACCATCGTTCTGGCATTTCCTTCATCACGACTTTGGTCTTTTGCCACTCGAAAAGTTCATCAAGCAGCGGCGACCGCTTTAGCCACTTTGAAAGCTCTGGCCATAGAATGTCGAAAAGCTGCTGTTGAGTCGGTGCTGTGCAGGGAATCTTCGGAAAAGGCCGCGTAAACAGAAACCAAGAGACGCACCACGCCTCAAAAGCCGTCTTGCCTACGCCGTGGCCGGAGCGTACCGAAATACGCGGCTGAGTGCCAATAGCCTGTAAGGCTTCTTCCTGCCATTTGTCCGGGTGTGCGTCCAATACGTTGACAACAAACGCCGCCGGGTCAGTAATATATCTTTTCATCTGCCGCGCCAGTTCTTCAATGTTCGCCGCCATCGTCCTTATCGCTCCCCCATGCCTTTTCCAAAACTGCTGCAAGCATAGCCGCCGCGCTTTGGCCTTCTCCTGCTTGCTTTGTCTCCTGCTTCTCCCGGTTCTCGCTCTCTAGCTTTGTCCCAAACTGCAAAAATCGCTCTATGTCCTGAGGCTTCATTTCCTCCGGGCTGATAGTCTCCAACGCCTGCAAGGCTTTGCCCTGTAAAGATGTGCCTATCTTGATATGGCGTTCAATCATCTTTTTACGGGCTTGCTGGGTGGCTATCTGCTCTTTCCGTTCGTTCTCCCGGTCGTAGTCTGCCGCCCTGCTTTCCCATTCGCCCTGCTCTTTCCATCGCCGTATCAAGGTGTAACTTTTTTGTAACTTATCCGCTACACTTTTGAACGTTCGCCCTGGACCTAAATTTTTGTAAATCAGAAAAGCCTCGTACGCCTTCTCTGTCTCTCCCGGCTGCCGTTCCCACGGAGCTATTTCGGCTTTCCTCATTCCTCCTTCCCCCTCTTGTCATGGTCTTTATTTCCCATTGTACTTGTATATAACATCTCCGTTTTCATCAACGCCGCAAGGCTTCAAAATGCCGCCGTAACCTTTCGCGGGTGAAGTCGCCCCGTTGACATTGTTCCAATTGTTCCGCAAAAACTCTGCCATCGTCATATCGAATTTCAAGGCGCGGGCTTTGTTACTCCCGGTGTTGTACTCCTGCGCGCTTGCCCATCTGAAACCGTTGAAAAATTGGTATATATGGGGCTTGATATCCGAAAATCTGACTTCGCCCTTCGTCCGGGCAATGATGATGGCCTGTCCGATTTGCCCCGTCTGGCTCACGTTCCACTCCGGCGGTACGCCACAACAATTGCAAGCGTCGTTACACTCCCTGCAGAAAGCGTCGCTGACATGGAATCTCAAGCCGAGCTTATGCGCAAAATCCCGCATTT